ACTCATCTGTATCATATCTTCTTACTAGTTTTTTAATAACTTCCCTGTCTGGATAGTTTCTTTCCTCAGGTACGTCATTAAATAATTGGCCATTTTCATAAACTGTAGTAGTGCTACCATCTGCCAATCTTGTAAGTAGAAATTCAAAAGTAAAAGTGTTTTCATTTTCATCTGCGGAAGATGCAACACCTTGATTAACCGGCCAATCGTTTGTCCAGATCTCATAAAGACCTTGTGCTGGGTTTTCTAGTTTAAATAAATTACTTCTATCTATATTATTTAAATCTAAAACGCTGATTAATTCTATATCGTATTGAAGTTGCAAGCTTAAACCTTGATCGTTTTCTACAAAGAACGTTGAAGAAATAGGCAAATTGAAATCATCTCCTTCTCTAAATGTTATACTAGTATTACTTAATTGAGTTCCAATAGTATTGTCTTCATTTAAAATTAAATAATTTAACTCACCAACTAGACCAGATGTAGAAGTTTCCCAATAAATATCTAATTTAGATTCTACAGGTTTTGTTTCATATATAGCTAAGCCAGGACCAGAAGGCCAACCTCTATAATCATCTGTTTCGTATGGTCCGGTGGGTGGAGGAGTAAGGTTACATATGCCATTCAAGGGACCTGGTCCTAATTCTATTCCAAATTTATTGAAGGTTTCTATCCTTGCTATTTTTGGATTTGTTTCAGCTTTGTAGAATATAGCAGGAACAGTAGGAGCTACGGGATTTGTTACTGTATCTCCTAATTTTAAATCATTCATTCTTCCAACCTCAACCGCGATGTCCCATTCTTGACCAGGATTTACTTGCTCATTGAGATAGCTTCTTCCGCCACCACTTGGAATCCATAAAATAGGATTAACTCTTTGGTACATTACCACTGAACTCCTAAACTTTTCATCTAATGGCCCAACTTCTTGCAAATCTCTAGGGACTTTGTTTATATTATCCCCAAACAATACTATATGAGATGTATTATTCTCTGTGTTTTTTGGATAGGTTAAAGTAGGGTTACTAAAAACAGTGGTAACAGTGTTAGGTGTACCTAAAGTGTTGTTACTATCTTCTGTAGTTTCTTCAGTACCTTCTTGATTACATGGATATCCGGCTAAAGCTCCTGGTAAATATACATTATAATATTCTTGTTCAGTTTGTTTTACTACGATGTGATAAGAATGCCATCCTAATGGATTGTAAGGACATGTAACTACTGTAGCTTTCCATGCTCCGTCTCCACATGGGTAGGGTAGTGGATCTAAAGGAGTATAACTAAAAAATACAGTGTCACCATTATTATAATTCCACTCAGATTCACTACTAGTAATAACAATAGTTGCAGGATCAACATTCCCACTTGCATCTACTTCAAACTGTACCGTAATTCCAGGGGTTCCACTTTTAGTAAGAGCGGTCATAGAAATAGGACCACATGGAGCTGTAGTAAATGGGACCTGTGTTTCCACATTTACTAAGCCACAAACTGCTCCGTTAGCTTCTGAGTATATACCTGGATAACCTTCTGGTCCTTGCTTGGGTATAATATTTTTAAAAAGAACATTTAACATATCACCAGCCCATGTTTCAGGTTTTTCTGGTGTTGGACACACCCATGGATCTCCATCATAAATACCAAATTTGTCTAGTATCATAGGATCTTCAACAGACTTATAATCATGATAGAAAGTAGAAGCTTTAGTACCATCATTACTTTCTAAATTAGAAAGAATAATATCAGAACTTCTTCCGTATCTATCAGTTAATCTCACGCCAGCTTGATAAGTTCTATTCTGTTTAAGAGTATGATTTTGATACTCCATTCTAACATAGTTGTTAGGATTTAGTCCTTCATCAGTAGAAGCTTCAGTAGGCTCCGGTAAATCTATTTTTTCTGACACCAATATTTCATACTCTAAATGTAAAGGTGAAGTATGTTTATCTATATAATTTCCATAAATAACTCTATTTCCAGAAGATTCTTGTGCAAGATTTCTAACAGGAATTATATCTGTATTTCTTGTTACTTCATTTTCTGGTAAAGTTTTCCAAGGTTTTTTACTTTTATAATCATACGTATAATATTTATCATTTATGCTTCCAAAATCATCTACAGTTAACGTATCAACTACAGTTAACTTAGGAGATCCAGCTTCAGAATATACAATATCAATTTCAGTTACATGAAGTTTTTCTGCTAACTCGCTAAACAATATAGGTTCATAATCATTACCTTGAGTTGGCGCAATGATAGTAATACCAACATCATTTATTTTATTTTGCATAAACTTAACAACGGTACTGTCAAAAGTTTCTCCCTCCTGCCCTACTACAACGGTATCGTCCGTAGCATTAGTTCCAATAAAATATCCATCTTGTTCAGGTACAAACGCTATTTGAGTAAATGGAGCTATTAACGAGTATTCATTGTCGTCAAACTTAAACCTGTAACTAAATCTAACAAACTTTTCTTTTAAATAGTTTTTATCACCAGACCAATTAGCGTCATACAGTGGGTTTTGACGTTGGAAATAAACTATATCTCCTACACTTAAATCTGGAATAGAGTTACTAGGAGTAGCGTATATTTTAGTCCATGGAATAGGAGCTGCATTGACATCCATGACAACTTGATCCACAGTAACATTAATCTCTTTAGGTATGTTTGCTCCAGTTATTTTATCTCCATTATTTAAACCACCAACGGCAGGTCTAATATTAAAGTATTCTCCATCTAACTTAAACTCACCAGGTCCAGCGTCTATAGATTGCACTTTAGCAGCTGCGTGAATAGGTAAATATTCGCTAGTTACATCTTTCATAGAAGATAACCACTTTCCTTTCCACCTTAACGTATCGCTGGAAGAGGGTTGTTCATTTAATAATAAAGGTGCTGTATAGGGGTAGTATTTAGCCACAGAAACGTGGTCTTCGTGAGTGTAGTATCCAGGAATAGCTAAGTTTACGTTTATTTTTCTAGGTTGATTTCTATTATCGCTCCAAAAAAGTAAACCTTCTATCAGATTAATTCCAGTTACTGGATGTGTTTTAGAAAAATTTAAAAAATTACCTTCTACTAAGATTTTAAAGTTTTGGTTTTTTATATTATAGGAAACTATATAACACTCACCTGTTGCTGCACCGGCTATAGGGTGACTAAGTTTACTTGCAGAAGTATCAGTATAATCAGTTAATAGAGAAAATATAGTATTAGTAGTATCATCTATATAATACCCAATACTTTCTAAGTTTTCGTTAGTTAACCCAAAATCGGTTAGCATTAGATTACCTAAAACATTCTCTAATGCACCTACATCATCTCCTTCTGATCTACTAATTTGAACATTTTGCCCATCCCTGTATTGACCATTAGGTAATATCCTCCCATCCAAATCTTTATTCATTTTGGACTGGATAAAAGTATTCTTACTTTCTGCCATTTAATTTAATGTTTAATCCATTTAGATTTACCTCGCATAACTTGAACAAATTCACTAGGTTTAATATTTTGTAGTCTTATTTTTGCATTCCTCAAAGCTGCTCTTCTATCTTTTTTAAATCTCTGAACTACATATTCATTTACATTAGCTCTACCTGCTAGAATAGAATAAGCAATATGCATGTACATTGCTTCTTCTGCCATTTTAGGAACCTTAGTGTCTTCCTCATAAGCCAATCCATCAGATATGTATTCTAATATAATCAACTTCATAGCAAGATTACTACTAAAAGAAAACTTTCCTTCTCTAGTGTTTTGAGTAAACCACCCATTTTTATTAGCCAACTCTGGTTCTAAACCATACTTTTGACCTAATAAATAAGCGTCTCTCCAACCATAATAACTCCAACCTAATCCACTATATATAATAGGTTCTATTGGAACGTTTTCAAATGGTGGTATATTAGCCCATTTTTCCTCAGTCAAAGATGTGCCTTCTAAATTTTCACCAAACTGATCTTGCATAGGTATTCCATACCCAGAACTAGGAAAATTAAATCCAAACGGAGAAGTAGTTATGTTAGTATCTTGTAAAGGAGAATTAGTTGGATTACTAGTTAGAGTTGTAGGATATATTGGATGTTTTACACCAGCTTCATCAACCCACGACAAACTAACGTAGTTCACGTAATCTTGTGGTATAATAACAGAGAGATTTGGAGGTATAGTTAATTCTTGAGATTTTATATTAGGTAAAGTGTCATAAGAGAATTCTTGTAATCCTCTCTTAGCGTGAAACATTACATCTGTTCTCTTACAACTTGGTATTAATTTGCCTTCACCCACATAACCTATCATAAAATTATTTACAACGTCAAATAGGGATATATATTGATAATCACCATAGTTAGGAGCTCCGTCTACAAGATCAGACTTAAGTCTAACTCTTACATAGTAACCGTCTTCTACAGCATCTGGATTGTTAAACTTTACTACACTGAAGTCGTGAATGTTTGAGAATTTAGATATAGTAAAACCACCACCAGTACCAGCTGGTCCAGAAGCTACGTTACCTCCAACACCGTCCCATAAAGTCCATGGATGTAACCCTGTAGGACTTGTTTCTAAATAGAAGTTGTTTAAGTGATATTCATAGTCGTTAGGGTCCCACGAAGTACTAGATCCTAAACTTAGTACTTCATCAAAAGTATATACCATTGAATCAATAACTCCACCTGTGTAACTCACTATATTGTTTTGAGTACCTACGTAATATTGTTGGTTAGTTTCGTTTATCAAACCACCATTTGGAGAATTTGCCATAATTTATTAGGATTTATCGTTTTGTTCTTCAGCTTGAACTTGCGCAGCTGCAGCTTGAATTATTTGTGGATCTCTAATTACCACACCAGCGTACATTAATATTCTTAAAATAACTTCTGTTTGCTCAGTTGCATCAATTTCAAAATTGACAGATCCACTTGCTGGAACAATAGCGCCAGGAGGTAAAATAATACTTTTATCCCAAACATATACTCCATTACTAGGATCTTGAACATACGCCCAGATTACATCATTAGGCTTTCTAATATAAGACACAGATATCTGTGACGTTATCTCTTCAGGGTACACAAATATTCTATCACAGTCTTCACATAAAAATACACCAGGGTTAAGTGGATCTTCTGGAGTAACTGTTCCTTGAAATATGTATATAGGGTAATTAGTAGTAGGACGAGTTAGTTTAGACATGTTTAAATGGAGAAATTCACTACGGTTCGTAGCTTGTAACTCTTGTTCTCCTTTATATATAATAGCTCCCAACCTGTGTAGATTTTCAGGTAAGTAGAAATAGGGATCTATTATTGGACCACTAGGATCTTGATTATAGTATGATGCGTCAGTATACTCTTTAAATAGCGCGATTTTATTTTCTATATTTTGTACTCTATCTGCAAATTCACTATCGTTTCTAGGAATACGCCATTGTTGATTGAGATCCTCAAAGTATTGTTCAAAGATTTCTAATTGGACTTGCGTTGCTATTTTGTTAAACTCGTTTGGTGTAATATAACCTCTTTGTTCTTTATTTAAAATTAACAACACAGTTTGATATACAGTGTTTACGTTTATCGCCATTATTTTATTTTTATTATAAAAGAAAGGCGGCGCATGGCCGCCTATCTAATACTATCACATACTAATAGAGTTTTTTCTCTATTGACTTATAAACTTCCACACCTTCATCTGTTTTAAACCACGCAGCTAAAGCTGAGTATGGGTTTTCTTCAAAAGGAACAGTCATTAATTTTTTACCATTACTAGCCCATTTAAATGTTCTTTGATCTTGAGCTAATGAAATTATTGAAGCTTCAACAGCTTTAATCCCAAAGTTTCTAAGTTGAACATTATCATCGTTAACTAAAGCAATAAAAGTACGAGGTTGATTTTTTGCAAAAAGCAAACCATCTCTCTTCAATTCCTTAGTTGACATCTTAGATACTTCTGAACCTATTTCAACTCTTAATATAGCTTCTAGCATTTCAACTTCCATTGTTCTAGCTAGGTTCATTGCATCAAGTTGTGTTTCTAATACATCAACTTCATTAATAGCTTGTTTTTGAGGATCAAGTTCTGCGTATCTTTTGTTTTTGTCTGGATGGTAAAGTGTTAATAATTTTTGCAAAGCTTGCATTTCTTTAGGAACGAATAACACTCCTTCTTTAAATACAATATGCGCTAAAGTTACTTGTCCTTTTTGTTCATCAACAAAAACTGAAGATTGGTTAGTGGCAAATCTAATTTCACGTTGTTTTCCTGATTCCATATCAAAATGTAATAATGGGAACCTTCTTGTGTGTTTAGATGGTAAAGTATATGTCAATGGAGACATATCTCTCAATAGATAGTAATTTCTATCTTTAATTTCCCAACCAGTTTCAATACTAATTGGGGCTGTTGTTTCTTCCATAATATAATATAATATAATTATTAATTAAAATTTAACTACGCTCCTTTTGTTGTAATTTCAGTACTTGTAAAGCAAGTACAATTCCACAATGGTTTAACACCATCCGCTTCAGCTTCTCCAGCTACTTCAAAAGTTAAATATGTTTTACCAAATGTAATTAAATCCGTATTTATTCTTTCTACACTTTTTACCAATACCTCGTCAAAAGCTGATAAACTTCTAGGCGCGCTATCTTGATCTCCAATGCTAGCTTCTACTTTAATAGTTTCAACATCTCCCACATCTAAAGCTCCGCCATTCATTTTTTTAAACTTAAGAGTCCAGGCAAAAAACCTTCCTGATTGTGACTTAAGATCTATTACATCTACCTTTAGATCGTCCTGTATTCCATAAACTAATGGAAACCTTGGTTCTAAAGCTTGGCTATTAGTCTCCACACCATCTCCTGGAGGTTTTGAATAATAACACATTTCTATATATTTCATATTTTCAATTTTAAAAAAGACTCCCTAATTAAAGGGAGTCTCTTGAGTTATTATTATGCTACGGGACCAATACTCACATTGTCAAAAATGTGATTGTAATAGTTCTCATTAACGTCATCGCCTGCTGCAACTTCGGCTGAGCATTCTTTACTACCAGCACCACCTACACAAGTACATTGAGTACTCATAACAGATATATGTGCAGTTTTATCATCACGCTCTAAAGCGTCAGCAATAACTTCACCAACAGCTTTATTCCAGAATACAGTCGACTGCTCGTCTGCTTCAGCACAACCTACAGGCGAAGCACCAGCCATGCAGTCTGTATTATGTTGGTGAGCTGCAGGTATCGTCAACTTCAAATAATCTGGAGTTGCATCATCGTTCAATGGTATGATAATTGAATTTGCATTGTCATCAGTATCGCACTGTAAATCTGGGTCATATGACCAAGATGTAGGTGCAATAGTAGTTGATTGAGCAATCAATGTGCTACCATCTGTCTTTTTTACTTTTATATATAAACTCATAACTTGTATGTTTTAAAGGTTAAAAAATTACGCAGTAAACAATACAAAGTTATTAGCCGCTTGTACACAAAGACATCTTTCAGAAAGATAATGAACTTCCATCGCATCCAAATCAGAAGTGTAAGCACCTCCAACGGAACCAGTGATCCAAGATTTTAATCTTCTATCATCTGTTTCAGAAGCTCTATATCTAACGTGTAAGAATGGACGTCTGATATTTTGACCTAACATTTGATCATATACTGTAGATGTACCAGCAGGTACTAAAACTCCAGTAATATTGTTCACCATACCTCTAGTAGAAGCATCGTTTAAATATTTCCAGTCAGTTTTGTAGAAGTCATAAGAACCTCTTCTAAAACCAGAGAAACCAAAGTTTAACGCCATGTCAGCTTCATTGTCAAAAAGACCATAAGAAGCAGCGTTAGTTTGATTGTAACCTCCACCGGCCATAGCTCCGATCATGTCATCGAAATCTAAAGCAGTAGATCTGTCTAAGAAAAGCATGTTTTCTTCAATTGCACCTTGGAAATCCAACCATTGTAGAATAGTATCGAAATCTTCTAATGCACCAGAACCTGGGTTAGCAGCACCAGCAAAACCTTGGTATACGTTACCTCTATCCTCTAGAGCAGCAAATAAACCTTGAGTACCAGTACCAGATAAACCAACACCTGTACCAACAGCAGAACCAGCAGCAGCTAATTCACCTTCAACCATGGCCATTTCAAGGTAATCTTCATATCTCAAACGAGTTTCAGATTCAGCCTTCATATACCATAAGTATCCAGATGTTCCATCTTCAGTGGCAACTTCAACCCAACCAATTTGAGCAGTATCAGATCCAGACACTTCGTATCTATCTTTGATAATGATTGGTTTGTTGTGAAATTGAGTGAAAGAAGGATTAACTCCACCTATCATTCCCTGAGTTCCTTTTGCGAAATCAGAACCGTAAACGAAGATTCTTAAACCAGCAGTTCCTGCAGGAATACCCGCAGCTGCAATAGAAGCGGTAGTATAAGAAGCTACAGTTAATGAAGTAGCTAAAGCAGCGTTTGTAGCATCTGAATCAATAACCAAACATTTTACTGTTGTGTTAGTTGCAGGATCAAAAAGTACAATAGTTTGATTTGGTCTAATAACATTTTCTCCTTGACCAGCAGGAAGAACAATATTAATAGTATCAGGAGCAGCAGCCGCTACATAAGTAACGTTGTCATATCCTACGTGTAATCTATTTTGTTCAGACCAGATTACTTGATCTGAGGTCATTGGCATTTCTGCACCAACCATTCTTAAGAAGCCAGATAAGGTTCTATTACCAAATCTTTCTACTTCTTGTTCGTATAATTCAGGAAGGTATTGTTGCGCGAAATCAGCGAAGTTTCCTCCAGCTGCATCTGTCCACTGTAAATAGTTAGACTGCAAAACCACCATATCCTGAGCAGGTAGTAAACCTGCATTTTGTACTGTAAAAGCACCAGCCATAATTGTATAGTTTTAAGTTTAAAAAAAGTTTATTTCCTTTTTTTGATTTTTAGTTTAGAACTGTCCACACCTGAAACCGCCTTAAGCTTCATTCCATTAAGGTATATACCATCATCTGGAGCTTGAGTTGCACGGGCGTTGTTGCTTATATTCTTAGAATTACTAATCATACTTCGAGTACCATCAGCAATCCCTTGATCATAAAAATGTTTAGCTATTTTATCAGCATTACCTGCTGCGTACATAGCTTTGTGATAACCAGCATAATCTGTTATTTCTCCTTTGTCGTTTAAGAACGTCTTTATAACATTAGAGATATCAGCTTGCTTCTCTGCTATCTTTTGAGGATTATTAACTCCGTATCTAAACTTTTTATCGGCAAGGTTAAACTCAAAACCTTTGAAACCCTCTCCGAAAAAATTATTAGTCGTTTGTTTAAAAACCTCGTGTTTTTGTTTAGCTGTTTCTTGTTCTTTGTTGTATCGGTTAAAAAACTCAGTTGCTTTTTGTTGCTCTTGTGTTACACCTGGTCTCAACTTGATTTCAGTATAGTAATCATCTTTAAGCTTGTTTAAAAACTTCTTTGCTTTTTGAACTTCTTCTTTTTTCGCTAATTTTTTTCTACGGACTACTTTTTCATCGTCATAATCTGCATCATAACCAAAATTTTCTTCCATTAAAAAATTAACATCATCTCCCTCTAAGTGGGATTTTGTTTGTGTGTAGAACTCCCTTAATAAGGTGTCATCATCTACGCTACTATAATCAGCATTTAATCTGATGTAGTCTTCTATATTACCACCAGTTTGTTCCATGAAACTTACTAGTTTATCAACACCTTCTGGCAGTTTAACCTCAGGACTTGATTCAATCTTGTTTTCAATAGGTGGTATAATTTCTTTTGTTTCTTCTCCGGTTATTTCTTGGATTGGCGACCCACTCTCTTCTTGCTTTTCTTCTTTTTTCTCTTGGGTAATTTCTTGCAGTCCTGATTCGGATACTCCGCTTTCCACCTTTTGTACATTTCCGGCTTGTTTATTCTCATCCACGTGCACTGGTTTTGACTCTGAAACGGCATCTCCTTCTTTTTTAAATTCTAATTTTGCAACGTCAGGTTTTTCTGCGTCTTTTTTAATAACCATTTTCGGAGGATCTTTTTTAGTATTACCTAGATTTTTAGGTTTTTTCTTTACTTTAAAATCTCCTTGCTCTAACACACCATCTTTTCCGGTGGTTATTTCTTCTTGTGTTTCTGACATAATATGATATTATAAAATTTGTTAAACAGGATTCATAGGGTTTAAGTTTGTATTTGCACTTAAATCACCTTGAGACTCAAAATTTCTCGGTAATAATCCTTTTTCTCTTTGCTCTATCATCCAGCTCTGTTGACTAGCTTCTTGAGCACTTCTTTTGTCTTTTCTATCTTCGATAGATTTTTCTCTATCTAAGTCTTTTTGTATATCTGCTTTAGTTAACTCCATATCGTATTCAAACTTCTTTTGAGCCATTTGCATTTTTAGTTTATATTCTTCTTGAATTTTTTGAATATCAAACTGAACTTTACCTTGTTCTATTTGCAATGTGGTTTGAGCAATAGCTTGTTGCTTTTGAACTTCAGCAGCGGCGGTTTTTTCAGCTGTTTCAGCTTGGGCCTGTGCTTGCATTTGGATCATTTTCTCTTGCTGTTTGTTATCTGCTTCTCTCTTTTTCTTTTGTTTAATTTTAAGAAGCTGATTTGCTAGTTTTAAGTTTTTGATCTCTCGTATATCTATAGCATCTTCTAGTCCTATAGTTTGAGTTTTTAAAGCGATTTGAATATCTTGCTCGAGTAAAGCTTTTTCTTCTTCGTCAGGTTCTAGTTCTAAGAATATACCAAAATCATACAAATGAATATCTTTTATTTCTTCTAAAGTGGCTACATTATATAAACTTATGCTGTTAATTAAAGCTTCTCTAGTTAAAGCATATTCTAAACTATCACCAACTCTTAGTGCTACGTTTTCACAAGCTCTTAGCGTTAAATACAAACTCGCATCTAACAAGTTTCTTGTTGCTACATTAGACTGAGCTACAGCTAATTTTTGCAATCCTAATAACGCATCTTTATCCGGCTGGCTGCCATCCCTCGCCTCGTTCAATCCGGTGACATCTCTGATCATTTGAAGGTAATACTGATATGTTTGTATCAGTGACTGTATTTTAGCTTGTCCAGCTGAAGATTGTAACTCTTGAATAGGCACTTTACCTGGGTTCATATCTCCATCCTGTGTCATAGATCTACCTACAATACTACCAGTTTGAAAATACATATTCAATGCTTCCTTAGGATTATAGTGTGTACCATTACCTAAGTCTACTTCAGCTAACCCGTCTACATCTAAATATATCCCATCAGGGACCATGCGAGATAAAACTTGTTGTAGCTTTAGAGATGTTATTTGAATCATATCTGCAAAAGGCATCATTCTTTCAACTAAAGAATTAATTCTTCCTTTATACATACTAGGTGCACACAAAACGTAATTCATTTTAACTTTTGTTAAATCTGACTTTGGGCGTGTCATGTTACGTGCCATTTCCCACTTTAACATTATAGGATGTCCTAATATTTTAGCTCCACTATATAGTACCTCTATTGATCTGCTTACTCTTTCGAAGTTGTCGTTTTCGGGTGGATTAAAAGTATCAGGTTTTTCCAAAGCTTTTTCTAAACCAGTTTCTGTCTGCTTAATCTTAAAAACTTGATCCATGTAGGTTTTATATTCAAAATATAAAACTTGAACCGTATCATTGTCGTATCTTCCTGTCCAATTTCTACTATAATTTTGATTACCTGGAAATTTTTGAATAGTCTCTAACTCTTCATTAGTTAAGTTAGGGAATTCTTTTTTCAGTTCTGGAAGACTTACGCTTTTCACTTCTCCTACATAATAAATATCTTCAAAATTAGGATCAGTAGTATATGACCATACTAAATTAGCAGGATCACAATAATCTACTACAACGCCATTAGAAGCGTTCCAATTTGTTTTAACTGACCCTATTCCTAGCTCGACAATATCTTTATTAAATCTTCCTTTTACAAGTTCAAACTTGTTTCTATCTAAAACGTTATTTATTAATTCTTCTTCCGCTATTTCAATAGATTGCTTGTAGTCTAGCTGCAAGTGAATTTCTAATTCTTGTTCAGTTTGAGGAGCTTCTTCTTGATTAACTTCTGAGATGTCAACTCCTAGCTGTTCTTGAAGAGTATTAACATACTCTCTAATCTTAATGTTTTTATGTAATTTTCTTGCGTAATCCGTTCTCGTTTTTTGAGAAGCTGGATCTTGTGCGTAGGCTTTAATGTCATAAATCTTTTCATTCATTCCATTAACAACTATATCTACAAATTTAGGTATAATCGGAACTGGTTGCCAGTCTAGATTTAAATAAGATAAATCTCCATTTATAGCTAATTCATCTTTATATTTTTGAATATTCTGTTCTCCTCTAGCGTATAATCGTCTATTGTGAAAAATGTTATAGTTGTTAGAATATCTCATACCACCCATGCCGGTACTCCACCATTCTCCTTCTATAGCTCTAGCAACTAACAATCCATACTCCAAGGATTCTTTCTCTTCCTGCGGTACCACCTGATCAGGAAATGAACTTCTCGTATTAGTATAAATCATTTGAAATTTATTTTTGACATATTACCATCGTTATTATATTTTACTAGTCCTAGCTGCATTTTTTTCATTGTTCTTGGTGCAGTAGGTTTATATCTATTTTTGTGACAAGCCATTAAGGCTAATCCAGAACTTATAGAGGCATCGTGTTTAGTTCTATTGTTTATATCAAATCTCGCCCAATCTTCTAATGTTCGTTGGAAATGCATGTCTCCGTAGCCCATATCTGTTTGACCAATAAAAGTATCAATATAAGTTTCAATAGCAGCTGCGTGAGATTGTTTCATATCTTCACTAGAGTTAGGTACTCCTCCTACTTCTTTTTCTGTTACAGACAGTTTGTTCCAAACTCTGTCAGGTCTGTTCATACTGAACTGTCTATATCCTCTTCTTTTTAAGTAGTATAACAATCTAGGTTTATTGTTTTCTGCTAATATCTGCATACCATAAAAATGCAAAGCCATTAATACATCTTCAAAAAATATTTCAGCAGTAGGAGGTCTTTCTATATATTCTAAAAAAAACTTGTTAGGAGGAACGTCTGCCATACAAAATTTAGTCAACCCATGTAGTGATCCTTTCGACCCTTTACCATCTACTGTTCCAGATATATCATAACTATCACATCCAAAAGCTCCAATCCACTCATTACCAGGATATTTAATCCCATTTTTTATAATCACTTGATTTTGCAATTCTTTAGGTGGAACCCATGAAACAAAAAATCTACCTTGATTGTTAGGAAAAAACATTACTCTAGTATCTTTAACACCGTGCTCCCATTGGAAGTTGCCTCTTGTTATTTCCGCTTTGTTATTTAATTCTTCGTTGTAATCTATTTGTTCGTATATCTTAACTAAATTAAATAAAGAAGCTTTAGTCTCATCTCTAAACGCATGCTTTTCAGTTCTGGGGAATTGTCTGTAAAATTCGTTTAACGCATCTTGGTCATCTTTTAAACCGTGAGCTTCGTTGTCCCAATGCTCAATAACTCCAATTCTGATAAGTGATCTATCAATACCTCGTACGGGGTTTTTTGGAGTGTCGAACACAGGAACTCCATGCATATCAATGTATCCTTCGTAGGACCATTCCATAGGAATGAATAGACTATAGAGGCCTGAAGCTGTTTGTCCATTTCTATTTCTTTTTGAGACATCTGAATTATAATATAGTTTTTTAAAGTTATCTCCACCCTTATCTAAAGCGTTGGATGTTGAACCCATCATGCATTTACCTACAATTCTTGATCCTAATCTTAAGGTGGTTTTTGTAACTCTCCAGTTGTTTAATATGTTATCTGGTCTTTCCCATTTACCACTTTCATCATGAGCTAGTAGTTTTAGCTTTTCACCATCATAACTATTATCGCCAGTGTTTTTCCAATCTATAGTGGTATCTAATCCTTCTAATTCTCTAAGCTCTTCATTGACCTCCAATTTTCTACGTGTAAGTTTAGATGCCGGAACCCTGTATGCCAATTCGGTTTTAGGGCGATCCATACCATCTTGGATTGGTTTGAAGAAAAACGGATAGTTAACCGAGATTGGTACAACTTTATCTGTGAACATTTTTTTAGCATCTGCACCAGTCTTAGATAAAATCCCGTATCTACTGTCGGATGATATGGTTGCTTGATTAACCAGTTCAGCGGACGACATAAAGGAAAATCCAGATCGTCTATTTTTAAGGTAGCACATCCCATAACACCTAGTGTCGGCTTTACAAGCCTCCCAGAAGATAAAGAATAGTCTATTTGATTCTCTGTAATCTGGTGCTCCCACATCAATCTTTGACCACTGCAAGTACATGTAATGAGTACCAGTGATATAAGTAGGTTTGCCATTGTTATAAAACCAAAATCCTTCATCTCTTCTTTTAAATTCTTCATCTATATAATCCCACCATTCTTCCCTAAAATCTTGAGGATACTTTTCCCAATCAAACCTACTTTTGATTTTACTTAAAACTTTAGGATATTCAGCTTGTTCCCAGTACTGTTCTTTTTTATCTTCATCTCGTTTAAAAGGATCATTAACTGCTGGTAAAGCTATACGTAAATTTTGAAGTTCAATTATTTGTCCAATTTTACCTGTTTTACTTATACAAACAAAATCGTATTCTGGATCATAACCATATTCCCATTTCTTAAATCTATTTTTCTTTTTAAGAATTTTTGGGTTAACTACGTCTTTAATCTCTTTCCAAAGTGCTTGCTTATAACTCATGATGATCTACTTTCTGCAAACCCCTTGAATGGTCGTTGAGTTTTTATCTCTTCTTTAGGTTTACCACTTAGTAAGGTTTCTTCTTCTTCTATTCTTTGCAGAATCTCAAAAGCATCAAAAATCGCTAACTTCTTGGTGGCAGCTGCGTTCTTGAGTCGGTCCGCAGTTACATCCTCCCCTGTATCTACAATCGGTTCCTTCGCTACTTTTATCAACTCGTTGACCGCCATTGCCCCAGCTTGGATTATACTCTTCTTCGTCTCCTTTATATTCATGTTTTAAGGTAATGTTACTTGATTTCATACAATAAAATAATTCACTATCTAAAATGAATTCCCAAGCAGCTTGAGGTGGAAAACTAACTAAATCTCCTACTGCTATATTTAATTCTAATAATTTTTTATTAACCACTTTAACTACACCTGTTTGTGGTTCAGCTTGCCTATTGACATAGTTAGATAAAGATTTAATAGGTTTAACTAAACACCTATCATATACACTTTTCCATTGTCCATTTCTTTTATAAAAATAAACTTGATCTAAAGAACAAAAATACATATCTTCTTTAAAGTAAGATCTACTATTTTGCTCTTTGCCTTTCATGTTATAAAATCTTCTAAACACATTTTGATGAACAGCTATAATATCACCCACTTTGATTTCGGTAGTAAACGCTTTAGGAAGAGCTATTACTCTCGCTGTTTTGTTCACAGCTTTATACTCCTCTATTTTAGTATTAACTATTAGTTCTCTACTTCCTAATTTCTTTGTGTTGTTATATCTTTCTCCTGCAGGTTCAACAATAAAGTCATATAAACTATTCACTATATTCTAAGTCGAATTCTACAGCAATAGCCATATTTGAGTTAAATTTTTTCCATGGTAAAACTTCATCTTCTTTCTGTATATATATCATATACTCCCCATGCTGTGGTTCTAAGATATCAGAAATAGTATGTCCTCCATATACGTTTTGACCTACTGCATAATGCATAGCCTCGTTTTTGTAATCGGAACCTATACTTATTTTTCTTATTTTATTAACCATCTTAATCTACTTTACTTAATTCCGCTTCAAGTTGAGGTTTTTCAATTTCCTTATACTCTCCAGTTTCTACATTAATATTTATAGATCCGTATTCTTTTTCTAGGTCGTGTTTAAATTTTTCTACCTCCATGTTAATCTCACCAAATTGATGCAACAGTCCATGCTTCTGAGCTTCTAAATAACCAACTTGATTTAATATTTCATTTAATTTTGTTTGTTGTTCTTGGACAACTTTTAATTGCTCTGATTTTATTTTTTTCATTTTATTTTATTTAATTTATATTAGAATTTCCTATCATTACCAAAGAGCTACAACATCATCAAAAGTTCCAGCAGATATGTTTGTTACTGTTAGCACTGAAAATGGTAATATTGTTCCGGCTTTCACACCTTTAAATTGTGTTTGCTTTGTTACTCCAGTGAAAATATCATTAGAAGCTTCCATTATTACAGTTATGTCCATGTCAGCTGCAATATATAAAGCCGCTGGAGGACCTGGGTTTACATAATTGTTTTTCCCATAAGTATAACTATATTGTGTTTTTTCTTTGAAGTACCCAATATCTGTTTTTGGTCCAGGTTTTATAGTTAAAGGATCTCCATAGGCCCAAGCTATTGGTGTTACTATATCAACTGCGTTGATAATTAAAGTTCCGGTATTGTTCCCGCATTCAGCATCAACACTAACTATATCCCCTGGTACGTATCCAAACCCTTGGTTATTTACAGCAGCATTTCCAATTACACCATTTGCCATATTTACTGTCAAATCTACAGTTAAGCCGCTACCACTACCACCTTGTGTTCTTACATCTGTAGCTCCATTAGCACAATAATACTCAAGACCTGCACTTCTTATATTTAAAGAGTATGGAGGTGGGTCTATAATACCATATTGCGCTTCTAAGGCACTTAGAGCATATGCATCATGTGCAAATACTCTAGGTTCTTTGTACATCGTTCCTATTAAACTCATTGTTTGTTTTTATTTTTATTTATAAATACTTTTTCAGCTCCTCTAGAGCCAAAGTAAGCTACATATACTGTTACTAATAATGTTTGTAATAAATCGATCCAAGCAGCTTTCATGTCAAACAATAACTGTATAGAGTCAAATACTATAAATAAAGTCATACATACTGTTAGGTATATTAAAGCTAACGGTCTTGTATTTTTGCTTAACCAAGAATCAGATTGCATATCATATTGCCATCTTTCAGAAACACTATTCATCTCTGCAATGTCTTGATCAATCATTTTCAAAACTAAATCTTTATCTACAGGATCCATTTCTTCATCTTGAGATATCAAGTTTTTTACAACTCCATAAACCCCATTGCTTGGAAGAACGTCTCCAATAGTATCTAAAATTTTAGGACCTTTTTCTTTTAAAAATATCCCAACTTTAGTTTCTTTAAACTTCTTTCTTGGTTTCTTCTGTTTGCTCATTATTAGCATTTTTATAAGGAAATGCTTTGTTTAAAGCTTCTTTCCTTTTACCACAACCACATGGTTTCTTTGTAACTTTACTTACTGTATCTACTACTTTTTTTATTCCAGTTGCAGTGGTTATTTTTTCGATTGTATCTCCCAATCCTTTTGATTCATTTGATTCCATTATATTTTTTTTTATTCTCCTTCTTTAAATGCTAAGAAAAACTCTCTTAATCCTACTCCTAGTGCCATGCCAGAATACATTAGATGATTTTCAATCAATAATGCTATACCAATAGCTACACACATTCCCGTTCTAAACAACGGTGAGTTAATTACTATTTTTATCTTATCCATTTTGCTAACTGTTTAATTTTTCTTCAAAAGCTTTTCTTCTTGAACTACCTTTGTTTGGTCTATAAAGCTCCATTTTTTTTAAATCTTGCACTGTGCTTGCCGCTTTTTGCATGTCATTATACCTTGGTGAGTTAATCTGTGTTTTCGGAAACGGTGATTGACCTAGCATTATTTGTTGACCAGGAGTTAATTTTTCTACTAGATTTTTATGATGTGCCATTATTTATCTGATTTAGTTTTACAAGACATTGTTTTGGCTTTTCTTTCTACGCAAGCCATGATACGTTCTTTACTTCCTTCACCTTTATATCGATCTATCATTCGCCTTGCAGCAATAACATGATCGCAATCAGGAACTGGAAAAGATCGGTCAGGTCCACAGAAAGCACTAGCTTTCATTTTTTTTCTTTGTTCTGATGATAATCTAGCCATAATTATTTATTTATGTAAAGGACCAGACTTAGTATTCTTATAAGGAAAGTTTTTGTTAAACCAATCTTTTCGATAGTCACAATTACATCCTCCTGGAATTTTATCTGCTAATTTTTTAATACCTGTTCTGGTAGTAAATTTTTCAATAGTGTCACCTAGTCCTTTTGATTTCATAATATTATTTTATGCGCGACTACCCATATGTTTCAAAACCTTAGTTCTAGAATGTCTGTGATATGCGTCATCGTGAGCATCGTCTTTTAAAGCGTGAGCGTGATCAAAATCATTCTTAGCCCATGACTTATGCCCATGTTCTAAATCATACCTTCCGTCAGCACCCAGTTTTTTTTCATGCGAATAGTCGTCCATAGACGCTTCCTTGTCTTCGTATTTATCCATTTTTATACTTGTCTTTGTCGCCATTTTTTTCACTTGGCTTTGATTTCTTACTTGTTGACTTCCCTCCGCTATGTGCTTTTACAGCTCGTTGTGCTGCTTTAAGATTTGCTTGTAAGAATTTCCCAATCCCGCCAATAAGTTTCTCGTTGCCGCCTTTTTCACCGCCTGTAGGACCACCTTTTTCACCTGGATCTCCATCATATCCACCAGCTCTTTTCGGGGCGTCACTGCGAAATTGATCAACACTAGTAATAGCCGGTATTCCAACTGGTGTATTTGGAGTTGGTGTTGGTGTGTCTAATCTAGTTGCTGGAGATGGAGTAATAACTGCTCCTTTTGCTACATTCATAGCTTCTGCCCCACCCATAATTGCTTCAACACCTTTCATTGCTGATGTTGTTGTTCTTGCTGTTTTTGCCATAATTTTTAAATTATATGTTTTTGTATTCTTCTGTCGCATCAAATGATGGACATGCTTTGTTTGCAAAATCCCTATGCGAGTGAATTACCGCATTTGGATACATTGCTTTTAGTGTTCGAAGAACACATAATAATGCTTCTTCTTGTTCAAATGTTCTTGTGTCTGCTGGTGTTTTCCCGTCTTCTTCGACTCCACCCGCATAACAAACTCCTATCGAGTTTCTATTATATCCTTTACAATGAGCACCCATTTTTGCTATATCTCTACCTTTGTGAATTCTCCCAAAAATATCTATATAAAAATGATACCCTATATCGGACCACCCTCTACCTTCTACGTGCCATTTCCTGATAGTATCAACTGATACATCTTGACCATCACGCGTAGCTGAGCAGTGTACTATAATTTTATTTATTTGCCTCATTGTTACCTTTCTTTAGTAAATACCATTTATGTAAGGTGTAACCTAAAGTAGCTCCTAAAAGTAATATCTTTAATGTTGGCTCCATCCAGTCACAACAACTAGCAGCAAACGCTCCCGTGTTTACAGCATATAGTTTAACACTATCAGCAAGTTCCACTTTAACCTTTGTTGGCGTTCAGCACTGCATTACCTTTATAAGGTATAGCATCTGCTACACATACTGATTTAACTGCTGTGTTGTTAGCAACCATTTGTCTTTTTCCTAAAACCTTTTTAGCAGGTATTGGATTAGGCCTTCCAGCCGGTGTTTGTTTATATCCTTGTTTTGGCATAATATTTATTTAAGCGTAGTCTTGTGTGTTTTCATCATGTGAGATGTACGGGTTAGCAATGTTAGAAACTCCTTGACTCCAGTTGTTTCCGTCACTAGAAGAGGGTGACATTGTAGATAAAGATTTTCCATTGACATTGGTAATTTCATTACCCAAACCAACTCCATCTTTGTTATTACCTCCAACACCTGGTGCAGCGCTAACGTTTCCAGGAATAGTGTTATTCACTGTTGGATCTATTTTCCCTGTATTAGGATCTACTTTTCTAGGATCTTTTCCAACTAGAGATTCCATTCCAGCTGAAGTTCCCATTCCTACTAAACCACCTAAGCCTTCTTCGCCTCCAAGCATAGATGATCCAATTCCATGAACTACATCATATACTTGCCACGCGGTTTTCGCTTCATCATCTGTCATTGCCATATTATCTTGTTTTATCTTTATTTAAATAAGTTATGGAAGTGGATAATACTTTATCACTATAGCTAGATCTCTTCATAATTGAATTAGATCTAGTAGTTTCAGGAATATCCTCTTCCCCTAACATTATACGGTACATTCTCGCGATCAACTGTTTACACTTGAAAGAAACTTTATATATATGGTACTTCTG